TTCTCAGTACCTAAAATAGGCACGATATTAAGAGTAAGTTTTGACAATGGTAATTATTATGCCCCGGTATACCATGAGTCACTATACCCTTCAGATGAGGCTAAGGCGGAGATAGAAGCCGCTTATCCTAATTCACATGTATTAATATATGATACTGCATTTGGGTTAACGGGGGGTGAGAATGGTTCGGAAATCACTAATGAGAGAGATGGTGAACATATTAAAGTTTTCTTTACAGAAGAAAGGGGCCTAATGATGGATTATGCTACAACTGAAGGTCCTACTACTATAAATATAAAACCTGATAATTCGGTAGAGATAATAAATGCAAACGGAGATTCTATTGTGATGCTCAATGATGGTAATATAACACTTACTCATTCTGCGCAAGTTACAATTAACAGTGGAGCCAATACCGAAATTAATTGTATAGATGCGTTAGTCAATTGTGAAAATACTATTATTAATCATGCAAGTTCAATCGAATTAGGCCAAGGTGCAGTAGAAAAGATAGTATTAGGCGATTCTTTTATGGCTTATTTTAATACACATACGCATGTTGGGAATTTAGGAGCTCCTACTAGCCCACCTATAGCTTTAATGACTACTTCTTTATTAAGTCAAAAGGAAGTTAAATCACTCTAAATATATAAACTATAAAATTAAATCTTTAAATTATGCCCTTAGTACAACCAGTAATAATCACAGGAATGGATGATGCGTTTGTTGCAGGAATGGAGGCGATGGCTGCATTCTCTACTGGGGATGATACTTCTAGAGAAAACACTAAAGATGCTGTTATTGCTGCTGGTGCTGCTGCTTTTGCTGCTGTAGCTGGCCCTGCAATAACTGCATATATACAATCTGCTACAGTAGTACCTGGTATTCCAGTTGTAACAGCAGGATCACCAACCGCACAAGTAGGTACAACTACTGGTCCTGGTACTATTATTTAATCTTAAACTATTACATATTTAAAAGTATAATAATTAAATATAATCCGAGTAATATATAATCTATAATAACCACTCTTAATAAAAAAAATAATGATTGAGCAAGAAATTACAATACAATTAAGTGACGATCCGTTTGATACAAAAACTATAAAAGTAAAAGTACCTAGGGGAACAAAGTTAATGTGCACCGAGATGTATGCAGCTGATGCAATGTCAATGTATGATCTATCAGATGAAGAATTAAACCGATTAACTTTATCTGAAGCCAGCAATAACTATATGGCACAAGGTGAAATAGTTTCTATTAAAAAAGAAAATCAAATTATTGAAGGTGAAGAAGTTGAGGTTAAAGTAGAAGCCTTAGTTGATATCTCAGGAAAAAATACAGCTGTTTGTATTTTAAGCAAGGAACCTAAAGAAATTGTTGACCAATTAGAAATTGGGATGGGTGTAGATATAAAAGTTAAACATTCAAAATTCGGTACTCTTTATGCTTCTATAAACGATGCAGTAAATGAAGTTAAGAGCAAGGAAATTTACGATGCCATAGGAAATAGAGGCGTTGCGTTTACTTGTAAAGTTAAGGAATTAATTTATGGGGGTTACTGGATTGATATAAGTGGTGTCGAATGTTTTATGCCAGGTTCTTTAGGTGGGCTAAACAAACTACATAATTTTGAAAAGCTTGTAGGTAAGGAATTGATTGTAATGCCTATAACTTACTCTAATGAAAAACAAACAATAGTTGTATCACATAGAGAATATCTTAGAACAATGATACCTTCTGCGGTAGAAAATTTAAGAGAAAATATAAAAGAGCATATTACTGGTATTGTTACTGGTACAGCTAAGTTTGGAATATTTGCTGAATTCAATGAATCTTTAACCGGTCTTATTCCTAAGGCCGAGTTAGATGAATCTACCTTACAGAAATTTGATAATAGAGACATTAAGCCTGGCGATGAAATTAAGTTCTGGCCAAAGGAAATTATATCAGATAGAAAAATTATGCTAAGCCAAACAGGACCTAAGGTTGATTTGTGGGATGGTGCAGATCAAAAATATAAACCTATGATGGTAACAGAAGGTAAAGTTACAAAAGTAACTAAGTATGGCGCATTCATTGAATTAGAAAAAGGTATTAGTGGTCTTATCCATAAAACTAAACTAAAAAACGTAGAACTTACCAAAGGTGATATTGTTAATATTAAAATTGGAAGTGTAAATGTTAGTGATCGTAAGATTACGATGAACTTAGCATAACCTCTATCCTGGTTTCTGGTTTGGGATATATAAACAAATCAGGATAAATATGTATTCTAATGAACAACTTAATGCTATACATTCTTCAAAGATAGGTTTTGAATTTGAGTTCTTTTCAAATGAAAACCTTGATGCTACAAAGGATGATTTAGCGCGAGCTTTAAATAAAGCAATTAGAGTAGAAGAAAAGGCTCATAGCGACTTTACTCCTACTGAAACTACCTTTAAATTAGAACCAGATAATTCCGGTGGTACTGGAATGATCGAATTAGTAACCGGGCCATTGCCATTTGTCGAGGCTAAATTAATTATGGCTAAAACTCTAAAATGGATTAGAGAAAATGGAAAGACTAATGACAGATGCTCTATCCATGTTAACATTGCTTTTGATGGGAAAAAACTAGGGCCTATTGTTAATATGTCTAAATTAGATATCGGCAAATTTGTACTTAACTTTGATGAGAATAAAGTATATGAAGCATTTCCAAATAGAAGAGATTCAGTATACGCAAAATCAATAAAATTTATTGTGCCATTAAGCGGTATGACTCAATCATCACCAGAAAAAAATCTTTGGAAAAACTATATGTTTGTCAAAGAAAAATATTACGGTATTAATTTTGGAAAGGTGGCTAAAGGTTATATTGAATTTAGATATTTAGGAGGTAAGGATTATGAAAAGAAATATTCTACTATTCTTTCAATGACTGAGCATTTTATTACTTCATTATATGAAACTTTAGTTAATCCGAAATATAGTGAATCTGATCTTAAGGTTTTAGATAAGATTCTAGAAAAGCATAAAACTGTTGTTGAATCTTATAGAACCTATTCTTCATTTAAAGAAAAATTTCCAGACATCCACTTAATGATTGATCTTCAGACCTATGATCAAATCGTCGAATTGTATTATCCTAAAATTAGAGAAAAGATTTTTGATTTAATTACGAGGGCTGATATGAATAAAGGGTTAATTAATTATGATGCTGATACAGGGAAAATACAAATCAAAGATGCTAAGCTAATGAGATGCTTTGAGATAAGTGGTGTTGATATTGTTGATTCAGTTATCCAAGGTAATATTGTTAATTGCGATATCTTTGGTTGTGATTTAAAAAATTCATCTATATTTGAATCTAATCTTTTTGGTGCTACTATTGCTGAAGATTCTAAAATAGAAGAATCTTATGTAAGCAGAAATGTAATATGCCAAGATAGTTACGTATTTGGTAAAAGAGGAGTATTCAGTGGAGAAATGGAGGGTGGTATTTTTAGACAAGGCAGAGCAACAGAGCTGGCAAGATTTAGTGATACTACTGAAGTAATAGAAATAGAAAAAATTAAATAAAGATATGGCTAGTAGTAAAAGTTGGTGTAACCCTGATTCACAGGAATGTTTAGACGCACTCATAAAGGAAATAAATGATGATCTAACTGTTGGGTGCCAAATACCTTTCACAGTACCTAAGAAAGAACTTGCTCATATTATTAGCAGGGCAAAAGATTACTTTTATAAAATATATGAGGATAGTGTTGAAGAAATGTTTATTGCATTACCTGCATCTGCTTGGGGTGAATCTGCGTTTAAGCAAGGGATTAGCCACAATAATACAACAGGGGCAACACCTAATGTGTTAACTGAGAGTGATGTTAATAATCCTAGGGGTGTTGTAAAAATGCCGTCGACTGTTTGGGCTGTTAATAATGTATTTCAAATAAACGGTTTTTCTGGGGAAGATGGTGGGTTTGGTGATAATTCATTTTCTGCTGGAGATGTAGATTTTTCATTAGATAAATTTATATACTCTGATGTATATGGTGCAGGTATTGGATCCGAAGACTTAATGTATTATGTAATTAATTCAAAATTCATAGATATGTCAAGACAAATTTTACAAGCTCAGATATCATATAACTATAATAGACTAACCAAGAAATTTAGATTTATGGGAGAGTTACCTAAAAGGGGTGCATGTATATTTCAAGTTTATAATACTATTCCTGATTGTGATCTTTTCCAAGATGAAGCATTCATAAGATATTGTTGTGGTATGGCTAAAATTCAATTGGCTAGGATCGTAGGTACATTCCAATTTAACTTACCTGGTAATATTACGATTAATTATGATTTGATCTCTAGTGAAGGTAGAGAAGAAGTAGATAGAGTAGTCCAAGAGATAAAGGACGATGAAGGGGTAGATTACTTTTTCACAGGATAAAATATAATCTAAGACCCTCAAAAAATTTGGAGAATATATAATAAAAGAATATTCTCAATGATAAAGGAAATATACAGTAGAGAAGTAGATGCACCAAAGTACAACGATGATATAATTGAGGTGACAGATCAATTACAGCAGCTCATCCTTAAGATAGAGAATTGTTTGTTTACAAGACAAGGTGATGTACTAGGTTCTCCTAATATGGGGTGTAATTTAGATGATCTTATCTTCTCTTTAGTTTTAAATGAATCTGTTATTGCTAAAAAAATTAGTAGCCAGATCCAAACATATTGTTTAAATAGTAGCAGTAGCCAATTTGGTATAGATGTAAGAGTACAATTCTACAGTGTAGTAGAAAGAAATGGCTGTTTAGTAGATATTTACGTAAATGAGCAAAGAGTCATAGGAGCTTTGTTTTAAAAATAAAATAATTAATGTCATTTTTTAGTAAAACCAGAATTAAAGCAACAGAGTTATTCTTTGACGCGTTTCAATACTTACAGCGCCAATATGACCAGTCCGGTGAAGTGTTTACACCTGCATCACCATTTGGACAGATACTTACTGTTGTTGCAAATTTAGGCGAGCTTATTTTATTTTATATTGAATCTGTTGCAACAGAATTAAATATTAGCAGAGCAAGAAATATTGAATCAATCTATGGGTTATCAAGATTAACAGGGCATGATCCTAGTAGAGGAATATCTGCACAAGGAATAATTGGATTAAGATTAAATACATCAGCCGCAAGTTTAGTTGAAGGAGATTATGTACAAATATTAAATTACTCTGCTGTAGAAGTAGGTCAAAATGGATTACAGTATTTTATAAAATTTGATAGTGATTATATAAGGTTAGAAAAAACCACAAGGCAATTTGTGAATGTAGAATTAATACAAGGAAAGCGCGAAGACCAGACATTTACTGGTACTGGTGAGCCTTTACAGAGTTATAATTTAATAACCAAGGAACCAACAGATCAATATATGGTTGATATCCATGTTGATGGTAAATTATGGAAGAATGTAGATTCTCTATATGATATGAATAATAGAGAACAAGCTGCGATGGTAAAAACCGGTGTGAATGGTGGAATAACTTGTTTTTTTGGAAATAATCAATTTGGTCAGCCTCCTGCGTTAGGTTCTATAATTAAAGTTACTTATGTTAAGACTAGAGGAACTGGTGGAAATATAGGAGGTAATAATCTAGACATTAAGTTTATTGATATAGGAACCGATCCTACTGGACAAGACATAGATTTAGATCAAGTATTATCATTAAATATTGTAAGAAACCCAATGTTTGGTTCTGATAGTGAAGACCCTTCATTTACTAGATTAATTGCGCCATACCAAAGTAATTCATTTGTATTAGCTAATCCTAATAATTATATTTATTATTTGAGTAAATATGATTTCTTTTCTTTCGTAGATGCGTATAATACAAAAGACGATCAGTATTTAGATGATGATAATGTTATATACTTATTTCTTATTCCTGATATTGCAAAGAAGATAACAAGTGATTTAGATTATTTTAGTATACCTGCTAATGAATTTACAATGACTGCTGATGAAAAGGAAATGGTATATGATATATTAAATAAAAGTGGAAGACAGCTTGTCACAGCTGAAGTTAGAATTAATGATCCTGTAATTAAAAGATATGCATTAAATATTGTTGTAAGATATGTTGAAGGATTTGATAAAGATGCAATACATGCAGAAATAAGAGAGCAACTCAGTACATATTTTATATACATTAACAGAAGAGATAGAATTCCAAGATCAGATATTATTTCAATCGTAGAAAATGTAGATGGTATAGATTCCGTAAATGTGTTCTTTATTTCTGAAGAAAATGAAAAAGCTATAGCTGAAGGATTTTATGAAGTGCCTGTATATGGAACAGATCCAGTAACAGATCAAAGAGTGCTAATAGAAACTAAAAAAGTAGAACTTAAGGTAGATGAAGATCCACAATTAGGCTTGGATGAATTTGGCGATGTCGTAATTGGTCCGGAGGAGTTAGCAATTATAAGAGGTGGTTGGGATGATAGAAACGAAACTTTTTATGAAGCAATACCTAATAAGAATACTGTAAGTTCTCTTAATATATTCTTTAAAGGAACAATACCAAACAATCTATACAATAAAACTCAGCAAACCAAGTTTAATGATCTTAAGAGAAGTAGAGGAACTACAATTGCAACATCAGGTAATTCAAGAAGCACAAATACTGGTAGGCTAAAAGATAATCCTACATTAAAAACACTACAGGGAAAGTAATATGAATAAATTTACGGAGAGAAGAACTGGAATGCCTAGTATCTATAAAGCTACTTATGAGGATGGGTGGGAGCTTAAAAATTTAGGTAATGATTATAATGAAAATTTAATGAAGAATTCTTTTTCTAATTATATGTTTAGGAATGCAAGGCTTGGTAGTTTTATTGAATTTTACTTAAAACCTATTATGACATTTTGGATTAATAAAGTAAAATATTTAAGAATATTTTATAACTTTGGAGTGCCTAAAGATTATCAAAAAATAAACTAAGATGGCTAATAATTGGCAACATTTAAATTTCTTTGACAAGAACGGCAAGTATTATAATTTTGATTATGATTATTCTTCTGATAAATGGACAGGTACTGTTTACTTGCCTGAAGTTTCTATAGGTTTATTTGAAGTTGGGCAGTTATTTATATTAGAGGAATTCATTGATAAAAATACTAATGCAAAGAAATTTGGATTCCCACATGGCATAGAAGTTGCAACTGGGACAACTGGATCTACAAATGGAGTCTGTAATTGGAATGCAGAATGGCAAACTACCGATCCTACTGAAATATTTTTATTTCAATTTAATATGAATTTTAATTCTGGTACCCAGACATCTTTGGAATTAGAGCCTGATGGGCCGCCACTACAAGTCATAACCGAATTAGAAATACCACTAGGATCTGATCCTACTGAAACCGTTAACCCAGAAGGGTATACTATTACTGATATTATTGAATCCGAGGCATTGCAGATTAACTTTGCGATTAGGTCAGAAACAGAAAATACGTTTAAGCGAACATTATTAATTAAAGATGATTGTACTGGTAATGTTATTGCTGAAATATTAGTATGGGGTGAGACTGTCGGTGAGGATGAAAGATTACGAATCATGACTCAAAATATGGGCTATAATATTTTAGAGTCTGATAGTAGTGTATTTAGAGATACTAACATAAAAGAGATATTACCTAACTTTGAAGAAGTCAATTTAAAGAGAAAGGAAATAATGATGGAGGGTTCTAATATCTATCCTTTTATCGGTTCTTATAAAGGTTTAATAAATGCAATAAAATTCTTTGGTTATGATACATTAAAGGTTAAAGAATTTTGGAGAAATGTAGACGCAAATTCTCCAATGTTTGGTAAGTATATACAAAGTAATGCTATTTCAATACTTGATCCTATTGTTCAATTAAATGATAAAGAAATTACATTACCTAATAAGAGATTTAGAAAAACAAGTTTATTTAGTTTAGTGTATAAAATTAATGAAATTGTACCTGATAAATTTACTGATGAAGATTTACCTATAACAGAAGAGGTTTATGATTTTACTATTGAAGAAATTTTAATTAAGTTATTTGGATTAAAGAAAAAGTTAGAAAATGAATTTTTACCACTTAATGCTAGAATAAAAGATATAACAGGAGAAGCAGATTTCTTTGGGTTACTTGAAGTGGTAAATACAAATAGTAGAAATAAGAAAGATGAAATAGTTGCAGGTATAGATACTAATTTTAAATTGTCTACTGATGATTGTATCTACATGGACGATCTCAGGTCATTTAGTTCATTTTGTTTAGCATCAGAAGCAATAGTAAATGAAGCTATATTAAATTTTTGTAATGCATATATTTCCCCATTGACTGGAAACGAAGCAATTGGTAGAAATTTAGTACTAGGGCCAATTTCAACAGGTGAAGTTTATCCACCAGCACCAGTAGGACCAGATCCTAATAGTCCACTAGGTTCATTGTATGATGGTAATAATACTACAGTATCTGCTTTGGCTGATGCGTTTCTTGCTTACTTTACAAGATATGCCCCTAATCTTAGTAGGGTCGGTGCTTGGCCAGATGGAAAGTCTTCATATTATTTACCGGACAAACCTGGCATACCTGTTGGTGCAATGACGGTTTTAGAAAACACTTCATTTAATAATATAACTTGGAATAATGTAGATTCAACATGGGATCAGCTAAATAATGCAAATACATTTTTTACATTTGACATTGATCCACAGGGTGTTGCTGCAGGGGATGTTTTTACTGTTAATGATCCTGGTACAAATACGGGTGCTACTTACACTGCACAGGTAGGTGATACTGATACAGAAGTTAGAGATGCTTTATACAATCAATTATCTGCACTAAAGAATTCATTTACTGAACCGTGGGTGTATTTTGATATATCTAAAGTCAACGTAGTCACTGGGGATGTTATTAGGCTGTTTGGGCAGAACCTAAATAAACTAAAAGTTACATGCGACTCTATATATGGTTCACAATTATTATTTAATCAATTACCTGGAGAGACTCTGTTTACATGGGGCGGTATAGAAAAAGGAAACTTTGATGAGATAGAGTGGACTATTTATAAAGATGCTAATGATAATACTCCTGCATATTATAAAGTATATAGAGGCCCTCTTTCCCAATATAATAAATTACCATTAATACTACCTTATGTTGGAACATATAGTGTAGAAATGAAGCTATATGACTTGTATAACAATATATCATCTAATGTTAAACCTGATTTTATTTGTGTTGATAACAGAGAGGTAGAATATTCCGGGTGGTATCAATCAAGAAAATCTAATTATACCTGGTCCAGTGAAGGTAAATATTTATGGAATGATTATGGTTCATTGTGGAATTTACCTATTGAACCTGCTATAACATGGGATGAGGAAACTCCTGGCTTATATTCTTCACTAGATAGAGTAAATGCTATCCTTAATAATTTTGGATTAGGTACTTCACCAGATTTTCAATTATTAAATTACCAGGATGACGGTAAAGCTAGTTTTTCTGGACCTTATAGATGGGATAATTTAAATACAGGTGGGTGGAACGATACTTATCATCTATGGTGGGATATGACTAGCACAACTGGTGATACTCCTGCATTTTTTCAATTTAAAGAAGTTGAGCCAGAAACTTATCTTAAGATAACCGATGTTAATGGCGAAACTGCAGAACATTATTTTGATTCAACTACCACTACATTAGCACAAGCAGCAGCAGGATTAAATACTAGTACAAATAGAATTATTAATAAGTATGTTTATAACGTAGTTTATGACGCGAGTAGTAATCAAAAATTTGTACAGGCAGTGTGTAGGTATTTTGGGGTACATGGCGATTGGAAGTATCTTGATATTGTATATGCTAATGGTGATAGAGCATGCCCATCAACTGGTGTAACTGGTGCGCCGTTCCCAACAGGGGCGACAGGCTGTCCTAGTTTAATTTATAGGAAAGGTTTAAGCAAATCCAGTAACCCAACTTGGAATACTGCTAAATTTATAAACAATGGTAAGACAATGCCAAAAATGACATGGTTTATGTTTGTTTATGATAAGTGTAAGATTCCAGGTAAAGCCAATCCTAGATGGATTATCAAAAATACAACTAACTCTAAGATAGCTGATATATATTTTGATAGTAAATACTTAACATATCTGTTTAAGGAATCTGGTAAATATGAGATTACTCTTGAACTCACAGATACAAATGGGAATAAATATAAAAAGGGTAGAAATATCCTAGTAATAAAATAACTAATGAAAAATAAAATTAAAACATGGCTATATCAGTAACAGAAATTCTTGGGACAGATTCATTATCCGGCTCTAGGTTAGTATTGAATGACAACTTCAATATTTTAACAAGTGAAATCAATGCAATGGAGGTTTACATTAATCCAACGGCAGGTACAATTAACAATCTTAATAATCTTCAAACCGAGGCGTTAAGAGTTGGCTTAAGCACTATATTATTAGATATTAATGCTTCTACTTTTGATGTTCTAACTAACGTTAATATGACAGGTAACCTTAACCTTAACGGAGGAGGTTTATTTAGAAATGACGTAAATGTAACCACTTTAAATGATACTACTGCTGCAGGCAGTAGTTTAATTAATGTAGGTGGTACTGGAACAATACCAGGCTCGAGTATATATAGAGTTGGTAATTCATTAGGGACAACACTTACACTCCAGGTATATAATGGGGCAATTGGTCAAGAAATATTCTTTACTTATTCAGAAGCACAAACTGGTGTAATTAGTATTGCTAGCCCAACAGGATCATTAGTATTACCTGGTACTACGCCTAATAACACTAAAATTAATTTAGCTGCTATAGGGCAAACTGCACACTTATTATGTGTTGATCGTGGAGATGGAAATGGGGTTTGGTTCTTGGTTGGTGGAGCTGGGTATACAATAGCTTAATAAAAAGAAAACAGATACATGGCAACTACGCCTTTAATTAAAACGCCGCAGGCTGATGGAGGTACATTTTATACCTTCTCTTCTTCTGCGAGAGATCTTTCAAAGACTCTTAATAATGATCAACTTAAATTGGTCTTTTCTAAGTTTGTGCTTTTAAATATTCCAGACTTTGATGGGCTTCCTTACCCAGGTTTTGGATCAAATCAGAATTACATGCAATTTGATACTATTGATGGTATGATTGCTAGTGGCGGGAATGCAGCTGATCCTAATGTTAACTTTACACAAAGTCTTCAGAATTACGCACTGAACTTAGAAGAGTTAATAATTAGTGATACTTCTTATGATAATACAACACAGAGATCTGTTGCAGAGCGAGTATTCTTTAAATGGATGAAAGAGACTGGTTCGATGAGGTTTAGACCTGCTACTAATCTTGAAAAAAATCCTGGAGTTTCTCGGCCTTTATTTGTAGAAGAGGATACTGTGCTAACCGGGAGTACTCAGTATAGAAGAGTTGTACAATATGTTGGTGATATTGATATTGTAAATAATGTAGATAAAGCAGGAGAAGCTTATACTGAACTTTATATTAACGTGCCTACTGAAGTTGGTGGAACTCCAACTATTTTATTTGATTCTATTTCTGATGCCAATTATCAACCAAGTTTAACAATACGAGGCAAAGATGAATATATTTTAGGTCGTGGTATTAATACTATACACCCACAAGGATTAGACACTTTCGCATTCTATGATTATGACCAGCCTTTAGCTGGCCCTCCAATAAATGGTGGGTATACTGATCCTAATGCAAATTGGATGAATGAACCTAACCCTCCTACTTCGGTAGATTCTTATTTTACTGAACCTATCACCTTCACAAATTCTGCTAGTGTACCTATAAGAAAATATCCTGCAGATTACGGTAACCCTGCAAATTTTAGTGGTGTTACTTATGTAAGATCTGAATTAGATGGAATCAGTGTTGATTTTACACCAAACGATTATGAGCAAATTATAACCGATCCTAGTATTTCAACGATTCCACAATTTAATGGAACTGATCTATCTAATACTTTTGAATTTAATGCGGTATTAGTTTACTATGATATGGTAGACACTAGTAATGCTGCAAATACAGTTACAAATCTTTATGGTATTTTACTTGTAGATAATATTACACCAACCACGGATGGTGGCTTCATTCAGAGATATCCTAAATATAAACCTAATAAGGTAACAGGACAAAATGGAAACAGTTATGGATTTAAAATCAATTTACGGTTTGATGCTTCACCTGGAACATCAGGTATAGACACAATCGTCAATGACTATAATACATTTTCAATGCAGCTCTTTAGTGAAGCAACTGCACAATTACAAGAATCTGCAAAAATATTTCAGAACCAACAGTTAGAAATATCTACATTAGATCAAAAGGTTCAAGTATTAGAAAATCAAATAACTAATGTTGCTGATGTGACTTCTCTACAAGCACAAATCACCAGTGTACAAAATCAACTTGATAATGCAAATCTTGCATTTGCAAACGGTACAGTATTACTTGATCTTATTGCAAAAAATTCAGATGAGATACAAGGGTTGGCTCAAGGTAACGTACCAATTTCGTTACAATATAATACAGATGTAGTTAGGCAAGGGACAGGTATTACAGTAGATACTAATACACCTAATATAATTACTATTTCATTAGATTCACAAGAATATAATTTTAATGTACCTTTTAATAGCGATGAGGTACAAATAACAACAACTAATCCGTTAAACTTAAATCAAGCAATACCCCAAGTGTTTACTTCATTAAGAACTTATACTAACATGTTAAGATTAGATACAGTTAATGAGGCCGGAGGGGACTTAAATATTTATATTAATGATACTAGTGTACAGTGGAAAACTGGGCAGGTTTTAAGACTAGTATTTAATAATGAGTTAAATATAGGCTCTAGGAATATTAGAATTTGGACTGATGCAACAGATAGGTTAGGTGCAGGTTCTTATGGAATATCTATAGGTGTAATTACTAATGCTGATATATCTAAAAATCCTATTATTGAATTTATATGTACTGAGCAAGGTGTGTTAGATTTTGTATATGATATAATTAAATAAATAATAAAAGAAAGAATACAAATAGATGGCTAAAAATAATTCAATATCAACACTTTTACCTGAACTTCTTAGACTTTTTAATAATTCTTTAGAAAGTTTTGAAAAGGTTAATCAGGCCATAACTTCTAGTAATGAGTCGGTTACAATAAATATTCAAAATGATAACGGAACAAATTCTAGAGTTACTATTCCTAGTTTTGGCTTTCTTAAAAACTCTGTTGATAGACTACAAACTAATATTGATACTATTACAAACTTAAATGGTAGTAATAGCTCTATTAGGCTAGCCGATGGTACATTTAGAAAATTAGTATTAGCAAAACTTCCTACAGAAGCACAGGATTTAAATTCTATAAATTCTGTTGAAAACTTTAACATTAAACCTAATTGGTTTTTTGAGGAATTAATTAATCCACTTCTTTATGTATCTTTTGATTTAACAGGCCAAGTGCCTATTGATACTGAAAGAGCTATAATCCAAAGGTATATTTTAAATACTAATACTCAAACTAAAGTTAATTACTTCGTAGATAATTTTGAAGGTAGAGCTGATATAAGTTATAATGATTTCTTACAGCAAATAGTTGAAAGAAATATTTCATATGTATTAGATGAAGCAGTAGTAGACCTACCGCCTAGAATAAAAAGATATACTGGAAACTTTAGTGTACTGAGAATATCAGATGCTACTGTTACAGAGGAAATAAACGGTGTTAGCGTCACATCTCAAAGAAAACAATATAAACTAAATAAGATATTTTATACTGACTCAGAGGCTGATTTTGATGATACTATTCAGCTATCTGTTGGTGATAGTTTAGAGGTTATAAGTAATCCTATTAATACAAGATATAGAATAATAAAATTAGATTCTAGTACTAACACGGTTATTTTAGAATTAGTTGAAGGATCAGATCCTATAAGAATCGGTTCTGATATTTTAAAAATATCATCGTCATTAGAAGATAATATACAAGTTGATGTTACTGTTGGGTTTAATGAAAGATGCGTAACATTTGTTAAGCCTATAGATCCTGATTCAAAAATACCTTCAGTGAATTGGTCTCCAGGTAGTGCATTTTATACAAATACATTGACTACTGTAAACTCTAACGGTGCTGAGCAAACTTTATCTGAATATTATCAACAAAGTGCAATTGACTTTGGTTCAATGTTACTTTCGTTTGCAGATGATAAAATACCGACAACAAGAGATGGCCTTACACCTAATTCCCCAACAGTAAATGTAGAAGATTTCAAAGTTAAAATAATTAATCAGCAGGTTAGTGAATCCCCAGCGATTATACAATTAACTGATTTAAGTAGCCAAAAAAATACTATTGAATCAACGCTGAAAGAATTAGATGGATCTATTAGACAAAACAGAACTAAAATACAAACTACTAATTACTCTACTGAAGTTGAACGTGATGCTGATATAAATGCTCTACAAGGGACAATAACAGAGAGATCTTCACAAGCTGAATTATATTCATCAGTAGTAAAAGAAATTGATGCTAATGCTAAAGACAATTCAGTTTCAAGTATTTCTCCTAAATATAGAGCAAGAGGGTTTTGGGCAATGCCAGAAGAAAAGTCAACGCCTGCAACCGGATCACAGGCTATAATTAAATTTAAAATAAGATACCGTTATCTTTCAGATGATGGTGCTGCAAATCCAGTCGATCAGTTTAGCTTTAATGATGGTAGTGGAAAAAGCGAAGGCGCATTTTCAAATTATATTATTATTGAAAGTACGCTAAGGCCGAGAGTAAAAAACCCTGTGACTGAGGTTTATGAATGGGTAGAGATAGATGCTAACAATGCAGAGTCGGTCAATATTAATCAATTAGACATACCGATAAGAAAGGGTGAAAAGGTAGAGGTGCAAGTAAAATCAATTAGTGAAGCAGGCTGGCCATCTAATCCATTGGAAGGTCCATGGTCTGATCCTGTAATAATTTCATTCCCTGCCGATCTTAGTTCTGATAATGCAGTAGAAGCTATTATCAATCAGAATCAACAAGACTTAGCCAAAGTTTCATTAGAACAAGATTTAAATGCAAAAGGTATAGATGAACATTTAAGTAGTTCATTTGTTGCAAACGAAACTTATTTTGCGCACTCTGCTCCAGTTATTGCATCAGGATTTTTATCAGAAAACCAAACTCCTATTGATTTATTTAGTAAACTAAATGAGATGCAAGCTAGGTTAGATGAATTTTCTGAAATACTAAGAAATGCACAAGGGGAATTAGTAGTAACTTTAATTGATGATCAAGGTAATGTTACAAATCTTAATAGAAATGCAGTAACTAAAGTTTTTGCAGGTTTCTATTCACAGGAGGTATCCAACCTAGACGATCCTCGTGGAGCTGTTATATCCAAAACATTTTTTATTAATTTAGCAAACCGAGAACAAACTGGTTTAAGATTAGTTTCAAGAATAGCTGGTAACCGACAGAGGATGGTTAAACAATCTGAAAACCCTGGATATTTAATAGGCGATGTTACTTCAGGCTCTACAATATTACCTGCTACTTATTCATGGTTAGATAATAGCTCAAATAATCAAAGTAATGGTAGAGCAACATATACTGCAGACGATTCTGATTATAACACCGTTAGAAAATATGATTTGGCACCAATCCTTTTAACAAACCCGACAGTTGATTCTACATGGAGCTATGGGCAAACAACTTCAATTGCACCATATCAATCTACACAAAACAAAAATCAATTTATAAGTAGCAGATACAGCGATGTTTCATCTGAAGAGAATTTTTATAGTTATGTAAATCCAGATAATGATTATACTTTTAATTTAGATACTGTGGAGAATTTTTATGGTAGAACCGGGTTTATAAGTACTTCAACTGCTGGTGAATTTATATGGGGCGGTGGTTTTGATGCAGGTGGGAAACCTACCACTGCACTTACATACGATAACCTAGGAATTGATGATACTATAGAGATACAGATTACACACCCATATATACAAAACTTTGAAACTTATAGACAAGCATACATCCAAGCAACAGGAGATACTGTTACATTAGGTACCCTTACAGATGGACCATTGCCGATTGATCCCCCACTACCTGGAATTCCTCAATCAAATTGTACATCAAGTGGAAATGGTACTGCTAATATTTTATTTAGACATTCAAAGTTTATACCTCTGCAGTCTGATCAAAAATATGGCAAACAGCAGGCGATATATTTAAATGAAAATACAGTAAGTCTTAATGCTCTTGCTACAGCATCGCCATTTTTATCAGTACAATGGGATAGCGGGCAGACTTTACAGGCTAGCCCTAGTATTATTTATATACCTACTCTATCTACAGCAGGCTCAGTAGTCAATAGTGGAAAAGGGTATGAGAGAAATGCAAAAACTTCATTTGATACATTTGATCAGTACACACTAGGTAAAAAATCGTGTGGTTCTTATTTATTTATGTCTGCTGATGATCATCAAGGCTTACAAGTAGAGGGTGATTCTATTCAATCTTCTATAGTAATACAATTTGGCCAGCAGAATTCAGTAAATATACCGATAGTGTTTCAATATAGAATGACTGATTACTTTGGGACTGGCTCGGGGTCTAATGGTGGAATAGGAAATATTGCAGGGGATTCAACTGGTTCTACTGTTAATGTTACTTATTCTAAGAAAATTGGATTTGATGTATATCCTAATAACCAAGATGTTTATCAATATGATATTGAAGTATTTTCTAAATATAGGTCTGATAATCTTAACATAGATGTATTCCCATCAAAAACTGTAACTAAAGGTTTAAATGATTTAGAAAAAGTATTAGCTAAGCTTAGCCCAAGTGTAACTGCAACTAGAGTAAATCAGATTGTTAGAGGCAATGCTAGTGACGGTGGGGTTAATAAAGGATAATCATAATAAGGTTCTGTTGATGCTACTAAATAAGTACTCAATTTTCACTACCTATGGTGAATAAATAAAAAAAGTGAAAATTGAATTAATGGAAAACCTTTTTGACAAAGCATCGTATAGTATAATTAGAACTAACCCTAAGTTAACAGGTAATGTTAAGCTTGTTAGTAATGGGAATGATTTATATCTAGAGTCTTTTAGTGCAAATACTGAATTGGCTTCTTCTACATTTAAAGCATTCAAAGTAAGTGGAGATGATACTTATGATAGGGATGTTTGGCGATTTTTCCAAGGTGGAAAATTTCCTGCTAATTTAGCGTATGAAGTATTTCAAGAATATCGCGATATATCAGTATTATCACAGTACCAAAACCAGTTTGAAATGTTTTATTCTGCAGGTACTAGATCAGTTTCGTCTAATGCATATTCTGAGGATCTAGGTATACTTTCGCCGATTTGGTTAAATGAGCAAATCCCTAATAATTTTGTAATTTTTAGAATTGACAATCCGGCTGCAGTAAATAATATAAATGAATCTTTACAAAATAATAATTATTTAGATGCCCAAACATCTGGAGAATTTACAAAAAATGTTTTAGAAAATTGTACTGCAATAAAAACTTTTGATTTATCAAGTAATAGTTTATTAGGATCTTACTTAAGAAATTATAGAAACCAAGAAAATTTTCCAAAATCACCATTAAACATTTCATGGAGAAAGGATGAACCTATTCAATGGTCAGGTATTAATTATACACAAGGTGGGTTTACTCAGTCTGGGAGTTTTTCGTATGATGGTTTAGTTACACAAGATACTACAATTATAAATAATGAATATTTTTTTACCGAAGGGTTTGAAAGAAATAACATTCTATTAGCTAATTTAATTAACATGGAGTTTTTATTCTCTGATGTTAATGCTGCTGATTATTCTATAAACAGATATTTCGGTTTATATGTTAACGAAGTAGAGGAAGGTTTGTTTGATATATCTGGTGAAGGGTTTTACAAAAACACAGAGAAAACTCAATTACCTAAAATTAATACTATAACTGAAGTATCAGAACAGCTTAATACACCATTTGAAATGACTAATGAAAATGGTATGTTAATATATTTAGACCCTGCCAAAACAACAACAATTACTGGTTTACCTACGCCAAGTAGAGTAAACGAAGTAGAGTCTATTTTTTATGTAAAAGACAAGAATAGCAATTTTCACACTATTAAGAAAGGATCACAATGGGGAGAAAATCAAATAAGGTTATTTGATACTAAAATTGATATATCAAAACTCGCAGGGTTTAAACAACCCGATACATATGCAAATGCAGAAATAATAAATAAAAGAGGTAAAGCTACTTGCTATTTTAAAATTAAAGATGAAATTGTAGATGGTTTTACAATTACTTTATATGATGGTCTAAATATAACAGGGCAAATTGCAGCAAGTTCAATCGCTTCGCCAATACCTGGTAAAAACAATGGACAATTCTTTAACCCAACAGGGACGCTTAATGAAATCGCAATAGCAATCACATCGGCAATAAACGATGGAATATCTGAAGAAAAAAGATTTTTTAAAGCAACTTACAATAATGATATAGTCTATTTGGAATCTAGATTTAGCGGTGATAGGTTTAATAGGCTTAATTTTGAACTAGGATATTCAGAGTACCCTTTAATGGTAAATAGTATTAATACATATCCTACAACATCTTTAATAAAAACCAAGAATAATTTTACTGGTGGCAATGACTTCACTGGTGCTTTGCTTAAAGTTGCTAATGGTGACCAAGAAAGATTTAGTATAGGTAATTACATTCAGTCTAAAGATGGGTTTGCTGAAATTAAAGGTTGGGTTCCATATTTAGAAGAGCCTATAAAAAATGATAGTGGTAATGTTATAGGATATAATGATATTGACAATTTTGTTATAATAACATTAAATGATGATCAGATAGAAATTACTAGGAGTGGCCAAGTTGCTTTATATTCTGATTATAGGCCATCATTTGGTAGATTTTCAATATTCCCGATAAGAGATTTTGATTTTGATTTCTATAGTGATATGTATAGTCAGTTAGGCGAATTGAATTATGAATATGCGCAATATAATAAAAAAGGAGTAAAGGGTGTATACTATATAAATGTTAGTACCAACCCAGATATTAGAAACTTTTATGATGATGGCGGTTTTGCTAATTTAATAGGGTTGTTAAAGAACTCTGATCCTGATAGTACATTTGATAATGTTATCTCTTCAGAATATGAAAGACTTGAGGAAAACTTTTTAAAACAGCAGGCAGTAGCGTCAAGAGTGATTCCTTATATTAATAAATGGTCATGGATAAATGATGGTAAAAATGTTAGAAATTTACCATATAGCTTAAATCTTAGTGAAGCATTTGGCCAAAATAATTTTGCACCATCAAAATATGCAATTGGCCAAGATTCACAAGGATTCACACACGAATGGTATTACTTATGCGAATTTCCATATTACTTTGATAATAATGCCATAAAGAGTTCTTGGAGTTATATTGATACCGCACCTAGCGATACTATAGAAAACAATCCAGCTACTGGTAGTGTATATACGCCTGGTACATTTCAAAAAATAGATAAAGATTATTTTAATGATTATTTTATTATTGATAAGTTTACAACAGGAGGTACTATTAATTTAATTGATAGACAATTAAGATATGGTAGATTTAGTGGAGGTGACGAAAAGAATTTCTCCGAAACATTTTTAAGAGGTGTTAGAATAATTGCAAAAACTAAAGCAAACCCTGAGGTTAGACCTAATTTTAACGCCAGGTCATTAAAATATGTTAATGATGGTTTATTTAATGAATATCGTTTTTCTGTAATGCTAATCCCTAATGCTCCTAGTAAAGCTGAAACAGAAATTAAGTTTATTAAAAATGATAAATGGAAAACTGTTGTTATGCTTGTCTTTTTAGCTTTAGATAATCCGTGTATTAATGATGGTGATCAAAGTATAGATAGAACTACATTATATTCATATGAAAGCGATTATAAAACAGTTTCATGTGAGCCTGTGAAAAATAATAATGAATATGAATATGAAGATGGTCCTTTGCAAGGTGCAATAAGTCTAGGTTCTACTGAACTAAATCCAAACATAGGAGCCTATATTGTACAAGGCATACCCGACGAAAACGGTAACCCTCCAAGATTTTTAAGAGATATTACAGTAGGCGCGGATGGTCAATTTAATAATGTTAGCTTTGATATTAATGGTGATACATATGTAATTAGCGGGGTAGTTAGAGTTATATCGGATTCTCAATTTATTGCAACTGCAATAACAAAAAACGGTGACACTTTTACGCCAGGTGGTCCAAACCCATCAAATTTAAATGCAGCCTCCGGTGTATATAAAACTATTGCTGGTGGCTTTAATACTTATATGGCTAGATTGACTGATGCCGGGTTTGCTACAATATTTAGAAACGTGAATGAAGGAGCCCCTAGTATTGTATATGAAACTATAGATGAAGCTGGAAATAGGATTTTAGATAAGAGTGGAAATATGGCCCAAACATTTAGCATTGAGCTTAGGGCGCAGGCTGATATTTTAAAATCTATTTATGTAGGAGTTTTACCTGATCCAGCTAAACCTACAATCTTTAACTTAACTGATATAATTGGGTATGATCTTTCACTACAGAAAAAACCTAGAATTACACCAATAGGTAGACATGCTGGTTATTATCAACCTACTGCATTACCTATAGTAAGCTTTAGGGACCCTTACTTAAATACTGATTTTAATGATAGTACTGCTAGCACTGGGACCGGTGTAACTGGTGGCAATATACCTGACGAGCTATATAAATTTAAAGTAATGGAGTTATGCAGATATTTAAACACCCAATTTAACAGCAGCGATGTTGAAAATTTTGGCCAAATTAAAAATTTATTTTACCATAAAGTAAATGAAGAAGATCCTTCTACTGTTTTAGAGCTTTCTATTAATAGCGCATATTTAAGTCTTTACCCTTTAATTAATGAAGTTGGTATTGCAAAAAGAGATTTTTATTTATGGTCATCTAATTGGGAGCCTGCGTATTTTAGAAAAAGCATAGATAAGACTCAGATTGAATCTATAATTGGAACTAAAGCAATGACAGAGAAGAAGTCGTTCTTTGGATCTAAGTACTTAAAGGTGCCTCAGCAAATAGAATTAGAAACCTTTGTACATTCACCATTTGTACGAGATGCAATAAAACAACCAAGTTTAATAAATGGTACATTCATAACACAGGAAAATGACACGTCAGTTATATTTTACACGTTTATACAAAAAAGACTTATTGAATATTTGTTTGAGCCTATCAAAGAACAGTTCAAAAAATATATAAAGGACGAGTTTAGCTTCGGATATACTGATACGCTAGATGATGATGTAGAAAGATACATAAGACAAAATATTTTGCAATTATATAAAATATCAAATGTTGATTTTTATGTAAAGAGTACTAGAGAAAATCTACCTCTTAATTTTAATACAGCAGAATTAACTAATTCAGAAAAAATAGTAAATGGCTTAAAGATTAATACTTCAATTGGGAGCCAATTACTTAATACTAATCCATTTGATCTTAGCTTAATATATAACAAAAGGAATGGTTTTACTGAGTCGTTTGGTTTTAGTATTACTATAATTAAAAAATAAAGAATTAAAGATGGCGATTACCATACAAGATCTACTTGCATCTGATACTATTTCACAAGCAGTTGATAAAATTAATTTTAACTTTGATCAATTACTGTTAAATGGTGGTGGGCCAGTAGGACCACCTGGTCCAGTAGGACCGTCCGGGCCAATAGGCGGCAGAGGAGAAAGGGGGACTGAATGGTATGAAGGTGTAGATAGCCCAAATGTGACACCTCCAACAATAACACCTTTAATTGCTGATTATTATCTACAGAGTAATGGTGATGTATGGGAATACACTGGCTTAACATGGACAAATACAGGAATTAACTTAAAAGGACCAGCAGGCCCGGCCGGTGTTTCTGGTGGTTGGTCTGCGTTTGGTAATGGGCCTATTGATACGTACGTTGCGACTGCAAGTAATGTTGCTTACCCTTCATTAATTGACATTAATGCTAGTGAATCTACAGCGACGTCGGAGAACCAAGGTGTAAAGGTTGCTGCGTTTGGTATAGCTGGACCTAATGATAGTAATGCATTTTTGGATAGTAAATTTCAGATAAGCGCTGATATGGCCGGTTCATTAGATGCATCGGTTCTTAGCATTTTAGCGCATCAAGGTAATTCTAATTCTAAAGGTATTGTCTTTATGGGAGGTGGTGCAATCCCTAGTGAAAATTATGAACAAGATAATTTTGTTAACTTATCTTACATTAACCTAGGTGCCGATGATACAATTAATATTAATGTACCTAAACCAACAACTACTACCGTAGGCACTACAGCTACTGATTTAATAGGCTTTAATGTATTTACTGAATTAAGAGGCCAAAATTTTAGAGCCGGTAATAATTTCACAGTTGCAACCGGTACGAAATCCGATATCGATACAGCAAGTGATAATTCAAATATTGAATTTACAGTAAATAAGATTCCTAATAGTAGTACCGGCACACCATCATTTTCTGTAAATACTCTAAATGAACCTTCTGTTGCCGGTGGTGGGCAAACAAGTATGATACTAGGGCCTGGGTCTGCACCAAACACAACAAACGCTAACTTTGACGGTGGAATTCAATTTAAATCTAAGGTTTTAAATATAGCAACAAATCTTACAACTGATATTCTTTCAGATGGTACTGCAAGTATAAGAGTACCTTCGTCAACCGGTGGATCTAATCAACTTTCTATTAATACTACTGGTATTAATATGACTGCAGCCAATAACCCTATAAACATTAGTTCAGGAATAGGAGCTATTTCAATATCTAATACTCTAGCCCCTATCAGTGTTGATAGTTATGAATCAATTAATTTAGTAGCAACTAATCTTATATCAACCTTTCCTACAGCTAGTGTTGAATTATCTCAATCCCTTCTTAGAATGGCTGGGTATGGCGAAGGGGATGGTATCACTAATGATTGGGAAAATAATAATGTTATAATTTCATCTCAAACAGAAACTCACAATGTGATGATAGGAATTGGGCTAATACCGGCGGTGCAAGATAATACTACAGGTAAGATCATTCTTGGAAAAAAACAAAACATTGCTAATAGAGCCTTTTATAGTAATATAAGATTGGATTATCAGACAAATGCAAGTGCTACTGGAATCATTCAATTATCTGGTAATTATCAATACACCCCAGGTGGGGAGCCTACACCTTTATCAAGTCTAAAAGATGTTAGTACGAGTGCTGGTGAATATTATCAGAAAGCATTCCAAGCAACATCAACTGTAATAAATCAACTAGGTATGAGTGCTGGTGATGTCATGTTTAGGAATGGTGTTTACTCAGATAATTCTAATGGTGCAATGCAACCTGGGATAGCGCAAGAAGGTTGGATGGATAGTTTTAACGGGGCTATTTGGATTGGGAAGACTCTTAATAAGACTACTACAGGTGGTGATAGTGCTAACATTGGACTATTTGTAAATAAAGCAGAAAATTCACCAGAATCTATCGGATATAAGGCTAGGACATATTGGCAAGGTGAAACTATAGATCCATCAGAATTTTACCCACCAACTGAAGTGTTTGGTGCTACTACACAAGGAATACATTTATCAACTAAAGTTTTATGGGGTGGTAATAATAACGCAGCCGGTGTGAAGTATATTAATATAGATATGTTTCAAAAATTAGCCGGCTATAGGGGACCAACACCCCCTGGTGGCTACACACTAGCAGGTAATCATAATTATTATAAAATTGTAGCAGGGCCTACTGGTTATGGACAACCAATACAAGGTGGTAGTGGTATGAACTATAATAATCCTATTGCATCTGCTACTAATTTCTATGGTGCTTCTACAATACCTGGTGGTGATCCCCCAACATGTAATATCACGCTAGCGAATCCTGGGGAAGGTGCAAAGGGGCAAATGGTTATAGTTGAAATAATATTAGCAAGTGGTTATTTAAAGACGGATAATGGTGGTACAATAACAGAATTTTTCTTACGACCAAATATTAACTTCACCTGGGAGGAAGCCAACTCATCAGGGACGACTCCAGTGCAAGATAAAGAAGGAAAAGCAATAGATGGGACTACAACTAACTTAACTGTGCAAAATATACCAGAGTTATCGAATGGATACAGGCCACAGTATATTAGATGGGTTGGGCAGTTTATATATAACGGGGAGAGCTTACCATTTTTAGGTAGTGGCCTCGGATCTAATGCAGTAACAGATTTTAATGGTACACCAAGATGGACATTAATTGGCGCAACACAGAGTACTACTACAAACTTAACACAAGAAGGTTACGGGGCATAAAATATAATAAAATGACAAAAAAAGAAAGAAAGGAATTAGCAGAGTTTATAAATAGATACAAGGAAATTGAAACATCTATTGATCTTATGCAAAAGAGTATAGTAAGCTTAGCAGAAAAAAGAGATAATCTATTTGAAGAATTGGATCAAATGAAAGGTAAAGAAAAAAGATTCATGGAAAAGCTAATAATTAAATATGGTGAAAGTAGTATTACACCATATAAGCTAAAAGAAATTTACGAAGAAGGTTTATGATTATTTTAAAAAACATATTAGGAATACTGACTGATACTAAAAACACAAGAATGTTTTTATTAGGAGGTATTGTAGTGCTATCTATTTTGTTGTTTAACCAATGCGAAGAAACAAATTTAGCAAAAGACGAAGTCATTAGAATAAGTAATAATTGGGAAGCTTCCTTAGATACGATTCAGAATTATGTAGACGAGAACGGTAATGCAGTGGCTCAAATAAGAGCACTGAGTGTATCACTAGGTGAAGTTGAAGGCGAATTAAAATTTGAAAAGGACAAGCCGCCATTAACTATTATTAAAACTGAAACTATAATTAAAGAAGTTATTGTAGAAGTTCCTGTAATTATATTAGATACCGTGTTTCATACTGTTATTGGTGACTTTGATTCAGCTTTATCATTTTCAGATAAAAAAGAATGGGGAAGGAGCACTAGGGCTATTGATGCAATAATACCTTATAAAACTACAGGGAATAATATAACTTTTGGTAATGCTAGTATAGGATTACAGCAAAATATATTTTTAACTGCTTCATTAACAAGGGACAATAAAACAAAAGAATTATTTGTAAATCTGTTAACTGATTATCCTGGTACTACATTTAATAATGCCGAAGGTATATTAATTAATAAAAAGAGTAAATCATTTAAAAGTTTACAATATGAAAATAGAAAAACAATAGGCCTAGGTTTACAACTAGGTGTTGGTTTAAGCGGAACTCAACTTAGTTCATATGTAGGGATAGGTTTAAGTTATACACCAAAGTTTTTACAATGGTAAATAAATAAAAAGAATGGAATCATCTAAGTTTATACAATTAGCAGACGGTATTTTACTAGAGTATATTTACACTAGTCAATCGGATCCTACTGAATTTAATACGGCTAATTACCCTATTGAAATTATGGAAGACGGCCATACTGGTGGTAATTACTTTTTTAATACAGAAAGTGTATCTGCTGAGATTGGCAATTATAGAGATATTTCAGCTGCTGCTATCAATAAAAATAAAACACAATATGCGTATTTAGATACTGACATAGGCGTGCCTTATAATGATTTCGATCCATTACTAACTGATAGTGCCAACTTATTACAAACATTTTCACCGCAACTTGATATTGCATATGATAAGATAAGAGTACATTTTATTTCAGGCTTTTCTTTTAGTGGATTTGACGGTATAATATTTGAATCACTAGTTCCAAGAAGAGACAGTGTACTTCTTAATCTATCAGCAATTAACTTTTTAAAAACAGATACACCTGTATTTAATCCAGATCCTGTATTAATAAATGATAAGCTATATGCTACTTATATAGAATGGAGAATACCTTCTCTATATTTCATAAACAATTCATTTAATGCAGGAGATACAAATGGGTTAGGATATAAGTTAACAGATGGCCAAGGATTTTTAAGTACCCCAACTATTACATTTAAAGCTTCTGGTATTTATGAAACTATAGTAGATAATGGATATAGTTATTATAATATAGAGGAAATAAATTCAGTCACTTTACCGAATAGAGATATTTATGATAATCTTTATGCAAGTGTTAAAGAATCAGATAGTGGAGATTATTTTGAATTGACTGGGGAAGTCACAGGATCTACTTTTTCTAATTTTATTGCTCAGTTAAATTCATCAGGCGGTAACTATGTAGTATTTCATGAAATAAATGTAAGTGAACAAATAGGTACAACTTTTGTTAAAACTAGTACACAAGTATTTACTCAAACTACTAATTTTGATAATCCTATTTTATTTAGACCTATCATTCTTAATAGTGCAATCGCTGCATCATTTTCAATTAATTATATGCTAAGGTTATATAACCGAGCTGATAATACTCAGATAGTAAAAATTGCAAGATTAACTTCTTTTGATGTCAATAAGTATGGTAGAAGATTAATGAAAATAAATTTAGGTGTTGTACCTACTATTGCAAACGTTTATAATCAAATAACCAAAGATGATGGTAAAAATATAATCGTTAATAATGGTGGTGTTGGTAATAACCCAGGACAAACATCAGACCAAATAGTAGAACAGCTAGTTATAAAAACTAAATATGTTACTTCGTTTAGAGATAGGCTAAATGTAAAGGCTGCAATTTCACCAGCTAAAATACAAACAATAACAGAAACCGATGGCAGCACAAACGAATAAATCAAATAGCATATCCCGAACCGCATTTAGTACACCAGAAATAACAACTACGCCGATTGGTATACAGACTAACATACCAGTCACCGTGCCTACTAGAGAATACTTTAAAAAGTTTACTTCTTTAAATCCTACGGCCGAGCCGTTACCGCAAGGTGATGGTGTTATTAGAATATCGCCATTTGATGATTACATTATATTTACTATATTTGATGAAACTGGGCAAAATGGCGAGTTAGCAGATACACCAATAGATCTTAGTAATGTAGGTACATTAACATTAGTATTCGTTGGTGCTAATGATGAAATAAGAATACCTAATTGGACTAGAGTACAGGAAGTTGATTTATCACAAGGCCAAGTATTATTCAGAATAAGCAAAGAAGACTCTAAAAAGATACTAGCACTTGATAATCAAAACTTTTACATATCTACTAGAATGGAAGATAAAGATGGTACTAGTGACGAAAGTGTTTTATATACAGGTACATTTTTAAATTTACAGGATTCTGCTAAGCAAACGGCAACTGATAAATTAAATCAGCAAGCTTTAATATATTCTACTGAATTGGCAGAACTTAACACAACAATAAAAAGATTAAATAAAGAGTTGGCAAATATGATATCTTTAGACCAAGATCAGATTGCAACAATAGCATTACTAGAGGCGTCTAATTTAGAATTAACAAATCAAGTAGCTGAATTATCTGATCAGCTAGGATCGTCAAAGTCTGAAGTTATTCTAAATAATGCTAAGCTAGCAACGCGATCATCAGATTTAATGATGGAGAAAAGGTCACAGATAAAGTCTATACAGAAAAAATCTAATAAAGATAGTAATAGAGCTAGACAAATAAGGTACAATATGCAAGCTGCTGCATTATTACAGGAATTTAATACAGCAAAAAATCCTGTTAGAGATAAGCGAGATATTATTAATGGATCTTCTAACATTAACCAATAATTAAAATATGATTTTAAGTGCAAGAAACTCTGAATTTAAATTTGAATTTCCTAGGAATTTTATACCTAAAGAAATTTCAGATAAGTATAAACCTTATTTAAATAGAATGCCAGGTTCAATGATTAAAGAACCTATTGACTATTTTAATTATGGTATACAATCAATGAATTTACCTGGACCATCGTTTGATCCAGTAACACAAAATGATTTTCCTGGAAACACTAGAAAATTTAGAACAAGTTTACCTAAGCAAGAATTATTTGATAAAGAATTAACAATAACAATGCAATCATTTAATGGTTGGGTTAATTATTGGATGGCAATTGAATTGTTTGATTATTATTACAAATTAAGTGGAAGAGACCCATATGTACCAGAAGGTATAGGTTTGCAAATGATTGATGGTGG